CGTTGCAAATGTGACGACCTAGCGAGTGGTCTTGATTGGTCGGTGTTCGATTGGGCTGTAAACTCCGGTGTAGGACGCAGTGCCAAAGCCTTGCAAGGAATTATCGGAGCCACTCAAGACGGGGGCATCGGTCCTATGACCTTGAAACTTCTTGAAGAGCACGAACCCAGAGAACTCATTGAGAAAATGCACGATAAACGCCAAGGCTTTTACGAGGGACTTAAGACCTTTGATTCCTTTGGCAAAGGATGGACTCGGCGTAATAAGGAAACAAAGGACTCGGCCTTGGAGCTTCTTGAGGGTTAGGTTCCTACACTCCAACAGAACTTTTGTTGTCCCGTAACGGGTTGCCATTCTCTTCCTGGTCTGTTCGTCCAACCTGTGCCTTCTTTTCTAACTTCAACTTCGTGAAGAACTTTCCAACCTGCTCCTCGAAGACTTGAACCGCTTTCGCTTTGTAGTGTGTATGTAATTATTCTTGTTCCACCCATAGCTCTCCAAGCTCTCCAAGCTGCCGCATAAAGAAAAGAACATGTTCCTTTAGGTGTCTTATCTAATACACAACATCGTGTTATTTCTGCTGTAAACCCATCGTCCTTTTTAATAGCTATGGGACGACCAACAATGCAAACTCCTATAAGTTTGTTGTTGTAACTGCATCCTATCGAAAACTTTGCTCCAACGACAGGTTTGCTGTGTCTATGAAAGTTCTTAACAAAATCATTTGCTTCTTTAAAGTGCATGGGGATAAGTTGTAATTTCAACCAACCTCGCCCCAATTGTTTCCAAGTTCTTGATCCACTTTACTCGGTACTTTAAGTGGTAGACCTGTTTCCATGATTTCTGTAATCTTGCTTGCTTGCTGTTCACTCTCAACACTAAAGCAAAGTTCATCGTGAACAGTCATCAACGGAACCAATCCCTCGGCGTAGCAATCGGCCATCGCTTTCTTGGTTTGATCCGCTGCACTGCCTTGAATAAGTTTGTTGAGTGCCTTGTAAGTAAACGCTCTTCGTATTCTCTGAGGACCGTACTCCGCTTGTGCGTCTTTAAGCTTCTTGGGTTTGTGGTACTCAAAGCTTCGAGGTTCCCACATATCAAACCGACACTTGCGACCTAAGATCGTTCGTATTTTGCCGTCCTTCTGAGCTTTGGTTGAAACTCTGTCAGCAAGACCTTTAACAAACGGAACTTTCTCATGATACGTTTCAAGAAGGTTCTTTGCTTCTTCCACTGTAATATCCAAGGTCGCAGCAAGCTTTGCCCGACCCATACCGTACATAATACCAAGGTTCACTGTCTTGGCTTGCTTCCGGCTAATCCCTGCCATGTCAGCAACCATTTGATGAAAGTCAGCATCCCCCTTATGGTATTCCTCAACGACAGACTCAATCTGTGCATGCTTTTCCGATTCCGTTAGAGACGCACAATAATGCACCAAGAGCCTTGGTTCTTGGCTCGAATAGTCAAAGGATCCCCACTTGTGTCCTTCTTCTGGAACAAACAAACCACGGATAAGAGACTTAATCTCAGGCTCTCTGGCAGGGATCTGCTGTAAGTTGGGGTTAGAGGACGAGAACCGACCTGTTACCGTTCCACCGTCGTCAGAACGCAACTGATGGAATTCACAGTGTATTCGTCCTTTGTGCTCGTGACGTAAGATACTATCGATAAATGTATTGTGTGCTTTGTCCAGTTCCCGAAGTCTCAGGATCTTAGCGGCAATTGGATGAGGGCATCCTTGCAAATAGGCTTTGGTAAACGATGGTTTATTGGAGGTCTCCGTTTTCTTATAAGGAATGCTGTAGTGATCAAAAGCTTTCGCCACACTTGTTGCCACCCACGGTTCAACGTTAAACCCTAAGTCTCTCTTGATGTCAGCGTTTATTTCCGTTTTCATACCCATGAGTTTCTTCTTAGCCCGTTCTGCACCGTCAACATCAACCTTGACCCCACGCTCTCGCATATCGATCATTAATGGTATGAGACTTGTTTCCAGATCAAAGATTGTCTTTAGATCTTGAGAGGCAAGTTCAGGTTCAAACCTGTTCCACAGCTTCAAGGTCATTCGGGCATCTTGTTCTGCGTAGGCTCCTACATACTTTGCTGGTAGTCGCCACATGTCCTTCTTTGGATCCAGACCAAAGCTTTTGGCCGCCGCTCGTAAGCTTGCTTCACTCTTGCCCACACCAATATAATCTCGCCCCAGGTTGTTTAGGCTGTAGCTAAATCGGTTTTCATCAATCAAAGGAGCAGCAATCATTGTGTCTATAATTCTACCTTCAACCCGAACCCCTGCCCACCGTAACCACCCTGCATCGTAAGTAGCGTTGTGCATGATTTTAGGGATGTGAGGCGTTGCCAATTGAACCTTTAACCATTCCATCACACGACGCTGTGTGAGGTTTCCACCCCCCTCATGCTTAATCGGGTAGTATCCCTCAAAATCCCCTGCGGCAATGGCTATACCGACGATAAAGCCGTCGTTGCGTGTCCACCCTGGCCCCAAGGTCGTAAGGTTTGGATCGCAGGTTTCCAAATCAATCGCCATGTACTTACATTTTGTTAAATCAGGAAATTCGTCAGGGGCTGTCCAATCAACTTCAATAAGATTAAGCTCCTCACGCTCCCAGAAATCTATCATACTGTTACCCTTTACCATCACATGCCTCCCCAAGCAGAGCACCATATCCACAGATGTCTACAGCACTGTCCTCGTGCGTTGGTGTTTCTATTAATCGGGAGAGCTTCGTTGCAATCATACACATGTAGACCTGCTCAACGGAAACGTCATGCCCCAACAGTACCGTCCACATCTTAGCAATACGGTCGTGGTTTGTGTACGCATCTCCGTAGTCCTTGGCTCTCTTACCATTTACTAAATTCTCAGCTACCCTGAGTATTTCTTCTCGTTTCAATTCACATGCTCCTTTGGATTAACGTATTGACCACACTTTCTGCACTCATCTTTAGAGCATTTGTCCCAAAATGTTTTCCATGTGTGTCCACAAGAACATTCGTAATTTAATTCATAAATCATATTTCATACCTGTACTTTGCGCCTGTTTCTATTATATGCAGATTTTCTTTGGTTCTTGTTATGCCTGTATAGAAAATCCTGTGCTCGTCGTCAGGGAACTTACTATTCACGCAAGGATAAGCTGACTCTGTAAACAACATGATATTGTCATCTTCTCCCCCCTTCATTGCATGAATGGTTGAAAGCTTTATTCTAGGTTTGCTTATATCCTCCCCTCGTTTAATTAATGCTAACATGTATCTCTGATCATCAAGAGACATGTTTACAATACTGTTTGCGTGTCTGCTCTTTGGAGCAATAAGACCGTGATGCTCCACCAAGTCCTCGTAGCTTAACATAGAGTCGGGATCGACATACTCCAACGTCTTTGCTGAACCACGCTTAATGACAGCGTTCTCTCCCTGCTTTGGAACAATCCGGTATAAGGCATGAGCATCACTGAGCGAGATCGAAACCCCATCGACCAATGTATTCCAAGTATCAATGCCCTTCATGTAATCGGGACTTATGCTTGGCACTCCGTACCGTTCAAAGAAGTATCCGCTTTCCCTTAAATCCTCTGCAACCGTGCTGATAATTTTATTGGTTCTTGCCATGATTGTCCACGAACCGTGGTCAATATTTACATCATACCATGAGGAGTAAAAATCAATGTTGCCCTCTCGCTCGGTTGGAGACCATTGCTTCTCGAACCTTGTCTCTATTCTGTTTACAATTCTGTTCGCAAGCAGGTGTATCGATGAGGGAACTCTATGACTTTGCTTTAGTATTTCAACCTCGTCACAGGCTTCCATAAACTGCTCAACCCGAACACCCATCCATCGATGAATGGCTTGATCGTCATCTCCAGCATACCAGACGCGATCTGCGGATTGCTTCAGGACTTCAACTTGCTTCCATTGCAACGGTGTAAGATCCTGTGCCTCATCTACAATTAAAACATCAAGCGTGGGGGCTGTACCTTGCTCCACGAACAATCGAATCATATCTGTATAATCGTATTTGTTATTATCAACTTTGTACAAGGTGTAGATCTCATCAACCTTTTTAAGCATAGGCCAACTCAGGTCGTAATTACCTGCATCGTTGTATTGCTCCTCAAGTGAAATCATTCGAAGTGTGGCTCGACCAATCATCTCCAGGTACTTATTTCCCTCTTGCACGGAAGCAGGTAGAATACCGTCAGCAAGACTTGCCGCTGTGTTGTTGTTAAAAGCCATTCCCAACATGAGTCCGATCTTTCTGAAATCGTAACGGGAAACAACTTCCTCTGCCTTCATTCCCATCCATTGAAACCCTGTCGAATGCAACGTTCGAAACCAAGGTACATCTCTGTCGATCAATCCAAGTTCCGCCGTTGTTCGAGCTTTGGCTTCTTCGATAGCTTTCTTGGAGAAGGACACAAACCCTATTCGTTCTGGAGCCGTTCCGCTTTGCAATTCTTTCTTCACAATGTTTATAAGTGTATAGGTCTTACCGCATCCAGGGGGACCAAGTATAAGTTTCTCAGTCATTCTTTCCCCTCGGAAGATTGTCTAACCACTCTTTAACCTCGGCTTCTAACCAACGAACAGTTGTATTCTTCTTTGCATCGCCAAAAACAAAAGGTTTCGGAAAGTTCTTCTCCTCTACCCAGACATAAATGGTCTGTCGAGAAACGTTTAACATTTTCGTTATCTCTCCAACCTTCATATAATTTCTGTCCTTCCATGAATCAGAATGGGACATCATCAAACTCCTTTTCGTTTGAAGGTATTTCTACCTCACTAGTTTCAAATTTAGGAATCCACCAAACCCTTATGTTTGTCCACTTCCCGTCTTCCGTCTTCACCTTATACTGACCATGACACGTTTGATTGTTGTTCAATTCTTTTAAACGTTCTTGGATCTGCGGCCTGTTGTATAAAGTAAACCCTCTCTGCCTCAAGAATTCCTGTAACCCCTTCATTGTAAAATATGTTGTACTGTCCTCGGTCCACGGCTTTCCCACGGCTAACTCTTCGGGGAACTTGGCTCTAATCCGACTCATACAGAAGGTCTCAAGAAGTTCCTTAAATTGTCCGACACTCGTAAGTTCTTCTGAAACAGCTATCTTCGTTGCGTTATCATAAAGACTGTTTACCAACTGTTGCCATTCACTCGGCTTAACCAATTGGGGCATGAAGTTAATCTGTTCCATGCAAGCCCTCTGGAATTGAATGGGCATTTGCAACTGTTCTGTTGTGATCTCCAATCGTTTTCCGTCAACATCAAGAAAGTACAGTCGAGGTTCAGAAAGTAAAATAGTCATGCCCCCAACTTGAGGAGCCGTTTCCGACGCACCAACCCCGAACGCTCTTGTCTTGCACAACGATTTGTTGCAATGACTTGCCATAGGTTCGTCTTTGCATGTGTAGAAGTATTCCTTCTTATCTAATTGATTTTGCAGTGTCACAACCTCAGAAGCTGGTAAGGCCGGAATACAGTGTTTTTGGTTCATTTCTTCCATCTTTTCCTTCCAAGAGTCGGGGAACTTGCGTTTTAAATAAATACCACAATTAAACATGACCTTGTTCCTCGTGCCTTCGGGGATTCCCATCGACAAAAACATCTGCAAACAAGGAGGAGCATCGGAGTACTGTTCCCTTTGCGTCCCAAAGTCTATCTTCTCCAGAGAGGACAGCGTGGCTCGTTTCTTGTCCACCTCATCCAAAAACTCTTCCAGAGTCATATCATCACCATTATCCTTGATGGCATATCGAACAGTGTTCTCTGCATCAAAGTATGGAAGGTTAATAAAATTACCAACGTCTCCACGGTCCGCAAGAATCTGGTCTTGCTTCGGGAAAATTTCGCATCCAGCATATCCTAAAGCCGCAGACATCTCGCCCAGATAATCTCGAAGTTCTGACGCAGTTGTTTCTGTCTTCATAAACAAAAACAAATGAGCCCCTCCTGATTTTGATCTACAAACAATTAATGGTAACTTCAGCTTCCTACATTTCTTGAGAATATCTAAGTGTTCTATCGGGTATGTATCGATGTCTAAGACACCAAAGTTGCACATATTCCTGTCGTTAATCGGAATAGCCCCAACACCTTTGTTCCCCTTTAAATGACCCTCAATCAAGTCTCGTGTTAGTGGTTGCTTAACAATGAAACTCTTTGCATCTGTCTTTCCGCTTCGCCTCTTATTACCAATCATTGTTTGTCCGTGGGCAAGGTCTGAACCTTTAAATGCCGTCATAAAACGGTCTATCACAGACATATACTTCTCCATAAAAAGGGGGAGCGTTAAACTCCCCCTGGTTAATTAAAAGGGTGCATCATCCTTTGATGCTTCGGTGTCTGCTTCAGCAACTGCTTTGGCTTCGCCCTTTTCAATTGATTTACGGAAACTCATAGCCTCAAGAAAAAGAGTCTTGTCATCGACAGTCTTGACCTTTTCAATTGACCAATTGTACCAACTTCCCATGTCATTGCTTTCTTCCAACGTATGAAACTTCCATACGGTTGCAAAAAGTGCAGGAGTTTTCAACGTCCCATCGGGAGCTTTAATCTTCTGCATAGCAATCTGGGTCTTCCATCGACGAGACACTTTTAACTGTGTCGATTTCATATCGATGATTACAGGCTGAAACATACCGTCCTTCCCCAAAAGCAAACAATAATGCTGGTCGGACTTGACCAACTCGTTTCCATTCGGAAGAATTTCTTTGCCCCCTGTCCTTACAGCCTTCGCAACCTCTGGACTATCTGCGGAGAGTTCTCCTATAAAACCCCCACCTCCTTGATCTCTTGGTATGAACTCCAAGTACTTGGTTTGTTGAAGACACGGCACAACTTCGAACCCGTCATCTGATTTCCAGTACTCACCTGTAACAGTGTTAAACGCATCTCCTTGTTCTGCCCCTTTGATATACATTGGGTCATTCTTTTTTATCTGTGGAGATAACGCTTGTATTACTCGAACAAATGGAATTTGCAATTCAGAGGTTTCGTAATCAACCCCCTGACCTGCTGTTGCAAAAATATCGTCCATAAGTTCTGCTGGTAAGTTTGACTTACCCTTTTCTAAATCATTCGCCATATTCATTGTCCTTCTCTAAATTGATGTGATAACTGCGGTCCGAGCTACATATGCGTTGAACGGTATGGACTGAATGTCCTTTCCGGCTTCAACATGCAATCTTAACTCTTTCTTTAGTGTCTGCGGATTTACGTTCGTCTTCTGTTCAGGCACGAAACCTTTGTTTTCCAGATCAGCTTTCACCGATCCTGCAACATTGTCTTCTCCCAAACCAAATGACAAAGTAAGGTCGTTCTTAATTATGTGACCAAGATCATTGTCTCTTAACCACCCGAACGCTTTCTCTCTGCCTTCTTCGTCTTTTGGTATCGATGCAGAAACAAACGGCCTCAGTCCAATCTTTGCAACAGGCTCCCCTGTTATCGGATCTTTGACCTTTAGCTCTACCATAGAACCTTCATCCATTAGTTGAGGGATAACTTCAACGACGAGTCGTTGCTTCTCTGCCTTCAGTCTTTTCAAGTTTTCCTCAGTAGATGAAATCTCTTCACTTACCTTGTTGACTTGAGAAACTAAAACCGAAAGCTGCTTTGTTGTAGACGTATCGACACTGCTTAATGTCGAGGGATCTACAAACATTTGTTCATCAAAAATATCTGTCTTCATGACAAGTACATCCTCTTCAGGTTAAAATTAAAGTTGACGGCATCTTATGACTACCGTATATTTAACATAAAGGAGAACTCTGATGAAAGTCAACTACAAATTTCGAACTAAACCATATAAGCATCAAATTACTGCTTTAGAACGTTGTACAGGCAAGACAGCCTTCGGGTTTTTTATGGAAATGGGTACAGGCAAATCAAAGGTGTTGTTGGATGATATTGCACGACTTTATACTGAGAATCAAATAGACTTTGCCATTATCATAGCTCCCAAGGGAGTGTTTCGCAATTGGGTTGAGATGGAAATCCCGATTCATTTTTGGGAAGAAATACCAACGTATATGTCGAGTTGGCAGTCTCCTATGTCTTCGGGGAGAAAAGAAGAAATCAATCGCATGATTAAAGCAACGGGAAAAATGAAGATATTCGTAATGAACGTCGAAGCGTTCTCCTCAATTAAAGGTCGGGATGTCGGGGAGTTCTTTGGAAAGAAGTTCGGGGACAAGGGACTCATAGCCGTGGACGAATCAACGACGATTAAAAACCACAAAGCAAAACGCACCAAGACTCTCATTAAGATCTCAAAGCTGTTCAAGTACAAAAGAATCCTTACGGGATCTCCAGTTACAAACACTCCTATGGATCTATACTCTCAATGCGAGTTCTTGGGAGAAAAGATGTTGGGGTTCTCTTCCTTCTATGCTTTTCAGGCTCGGTACGCTGTTTTAAACAGCATTAAGATGGGTAAGATATCGTTTCAAAAGGTCATTGGATTTCGGTACATTGACGAGCTAACCAATAAGTTAGACGAGTTTAGCTATCGGGTTCTTAAAAAGGATTGCCTGGATCTACCGGCAAAGACCTTCACCGCTCGACGTATAGAGATGTCGGGGGACCAGGCAGATATGTATAAGAAAATCCAAAAGCAAGCCATGATTATGTTTGATAACGGCGAACTGGTAACAGCACCAGCTGTCATAACTCAAATGCTTCGGCTGCAACAGATTCTTTCGGGGTTCTTAAAAACAGATGAGGGAGAACTCATAGAGTTTCCAACACAACGATTGGACGCACTCCTTGATATATGTGGAGAGACTTCGGGGAAAATAATTATCTGGTCCCGATTTCGGTACGACATAATTAATATTACCAAACAGCTAAACAAAACATTCGGGGAAGGAGCAGCCGCTTCGTTCTTCGGAGATACAACAGATGACGAAAGACAGAGGGTAATTCGGGAGTTCCAATCTCCGAACTCGAACCTTCGATTCTTCGTAGGGAATCCTGCAACAGCAGGTCGTGGCCTGACATTGACCGAGGCCAGTACAGTCGTATACTACACAAACGACTTTAACCTAGATACAAGATCTCAATCAGAAGATCGGTGTCATAGAATTGGTCAATTAAACCCAGTTACTTATGTTGATCTAATCTGCGAGAAAACTATCGATGAAAAAATTGTCGAAGCTCTTCGGGGAAAGATTAACATAAGTGCTCAAGTACTAGGAGAAAAAGCAAGAGAATGGCTGGAAATAAAGGATACATAGCTCATAGTCTTGATGTCTTAGTTGACTATAAAAAAGGTCTTCTAACAAATGAACAGGCTGCTAGAAAACTTCAAGAACTAACCGGATTAAGCATTGGCGTTGCTCGAAGCTTTATTCAATCAATCAAAAAGAAAGAAATCAATAACGAAAATAACGTTATACCCTTTCCAAAAAAAAAAACATGAGGATTAACAATGACAAAACAAACTATAGCAGAAGAGTTTGCATTAGGTGAAATTAAACTAAGGCCACGATACGGGAATAAACTTAGTAAGTCTAAAATCAGAAGTGCAGCGGAGAAAAAAAGAAGAGCGGAACAAGACAGACGGCTCGAAAAAATAAACCAAAGATTTAGAAAGGAGCAGTCTAATGATTGAAACAACATTGCTTTGCCTTGCTTTAAACATGTACTTCGAAGCTCGGTCAGAACCAATCGCCGGTCAAATCGCTGTTGCCGAGGTTACTCTTAATAGAGTAGCCTCACCGCACTATCCAAATACGGTTTGTGAGGTTGTTCTTCAAGA